GCACAACATCTTGACGATGGACAAGATGGACTCACAACTTACCCCGTGGGATGAGTTGGTCAAGTCACCCGAGACTGCCACTGTGCCAACGTCTGCTGCTGCCGCATGTATGTTGGTGAGCAAGGCCGTGCATCGCATCGAGAAGGACAACATGGTGGCGTGGATGAAGTTCATGAACCGCATCCCCAAAGAAGCACAGGGTCTGTTCGCCCGTAGTGTCATGTCGGAAAAGTGCCCCAAGCGTGACGTTGCCGCACGTAACACCGAGTTCGCTGTGTGGGCAGCGGCTAACAACTTCCTGTTCGCTAAGAAGTAATCGGAGAGTAGTCATGTCATTCATTACACAATCAAAGTCATTGACACCAATGCAGCGTGTGCAACGTGCACATGTAGAGTTGATGGGGCACCCCGAGACGATGGCCTACGCTGGTGTGCTGATGGTCGGTAAGTACGAAGTGCGGGACGATGTGCGTACTGCTTGCACCAACGGCATCGACTGTAAGTACGGCAGTGCGTTCATCAAGGACATGACCGACTCTGACTTGCGCGGTCTCATCATCCACGAGAATCTGCACAAGGTGTATCAGCACATGTTCCTGTGGCAGCACTTGTATGAAGAGGACGGCTCGACTGCTAACAAGGCATGCGACTACGTGATCAACCTAGAGATCGACTCTATCGACAAGCGTACCCACGGGTTCATCACACTGCCCAAGGGTGGGCTGCTTGATCACAAGTATGTGGGCATGGACTCACAGACTGTGTACAACATGTTGCGTGAAGACAAGGACGAGGACGACGACAGCGGCGGTGAAGGTGACGGCGGTGGGTTCGATGAGCATGACTGGCAGTCTGGCAAGGACATGTCACAAGAAGACATCGAGCAGGTTGCCAAGGACATCAACCAAGCCATACGTCAGGGTCAACTGATGGCGGGTAAGTTGGGTGGCAATCAGTCTCGTGAGTTGGGTTCGCTTATCGAGCCTAAGATTGACTGGCGTGAACAACTGCGTGAGTTCGTTTCATCTACTGCTGTAGGCAAGGACATCTCCACGTGGCAACGTGTCAACCGTAGGTGGCTGCAACATGACATGTACATGCCCTCGACTATCACCGAGACTGTTGGCCGCATCGTGGTTGCCATTGATACATCGGGTTCGATTGGTACTGCTGAGTTGTCCAAGTTCCTGTCCGAGGTGCAAGGCATCTGCCTCAACGCTATGCCCGAGAAGGTTGACCTGTTGTATTGGGATACCGACGTAGCAGCGCATGAGATGTACGCACAGGAACAACTTGGCACGTTGACATCATCTACCAAGCCAGCGGGCGGTGGTGGCACTGACGTGGCGTGTGTGTCCAAGTACCTCAAGGACAATCAGATTAAGCCCGAGTGTGTGATCGTGCTGACTGACGGATACATCTACGGTGACTGGGGTACATGGAACGTGCCCGTGCTGTGGACTATCGTAGGTGGCAACAAGGTCGTACCGCCAATGGGCAAGACCATCTACCTCGACTGATGTAAGCGTCTCACTTAAGAGACCTGTTCCCTCCCCTCTCCTAGCCCCTAACCTGAAAGTAAATCATGCAGACAACCAAAGAAAACTTCATCGGCCACATTGACTTTGGCCGCTTTCAAACTAACGTAGAGAACGCACGTGCGTTGAATCACGAGCATTGGATTGGTGACATCCCCGTACACCCCGAGTTGCTCAAGTTCTACAAGGCGTTCAAGGCCAAGCGTTACAACATCGTGCCGTGCGTGGACAGTAATACCCGACATTTTTGGAAGTCTGATAGTGTCGATGGGGAGAAGGTTGGTTTAGGTGTCTACCATCAGCTAGGTATCACGTTCCCCGATACGACTGACTTCAGGTCGGGTTCAATAATTATTGAGGTCGTTGATTCGCAGATCACGTACTGCGTCAAGGCAGACGATATTGAGAACGAGAAGTTCGCGTCCCATAGCGATGGGTACCACGTACGTCAGTCCAAGGACATGGCTAAGACAGTGAAACTTGCTATGAAGTACTTGACCCCGCTTGACTACGATGACATCAACGATAGATGCAAAGGAGCTTTGAACACGGGCATCTACAACTTGCGTGAACCCGCACGTGAGAAGCTACACAAGAAGATGAACATAGAGCATATCTTCATAGCAAAAGAAGTTGCTCACATGATTGCGTCAGGATACCAACCAAGTACGGAAGCGTTTAGGAATGCGCTTGACATGTGGGCGCGAGAAGGTGCAGAATTAAAACGTATGCAGGACTACAAGCCTCGTGCATGCTTTGTATGGGTCAAGCCTAACAGCCTGTCGTACAAATTTACTGAAGACAAAATGGTGACTGAGTGCACTAGCATGGATGATGTGCCTGAGTTGGTTCGTAATAAGTTAGCCGTGTTGCAGATCGCAAAGAACGGTGACGCTATTGCGGATGTAGGCGTACGTGTGTCAGACATTACCTACTGGGTGTTTGCATGAAGAACGACCTCTTGCAGAGGACAATTGACGGATTGTTTGTTGAGTTTAATGAACGTGGGACTCTGCATAAGTGGGCGCACATGGTGGAGGAGGGGATTATCAAGACGAAGGACGTTATTCGTGTGGAGATCAATGACGATGGCACTGTGAATCTACTGGACTTCACACTGCCGACCAAGGCAGGGATGAAGCGTAACAACGTACCACAAGAAGACGTTGACACATGGATTATGGAGACGGTCTCAATGCTACGTATTGCACCCGAAGGTGATTTGATACCCGCGTTGGGTTTCAAAGTGTCTGATCAGTTGTACTACATATTAAACAGAGAAGGAGAGATGAAATGAAGAACGTATACAGAACAAAGTCGGGGGTTGAGATCGGGTGCATGTACCAAAAGCCATTGCCCCAACCTACGCCGGAGGAGGAAGTGATTCAGGGTGTACTGCTAGGTATCCGTAGACCTAACCACATGGGGATGTGTTTGTACGTGGTGTTGCTGACCCTTGTGTTTGCAGGACTAGCGATGGGATTTGGGGGCGTGCGATGAACGATCACGAGAGTAACTTACACGACCTGTACGCAGGGTTTGCGATGTTGGCGATGGTGATGCGTAAAGACAAAGGGTTCCAAGACATAGCGCACAACGCACACGAGCAAGCCACTGCCATGATTGAAGAGCGTACCAACAGACGCAAAGAAAACGAAGGCGGTATCGCAGACATCCTTAACAAGTGGGGAGACAAGTCATGATGACACCAGAGAAGAAGGTAAAGGCCGAGGTAGTGAAGGTGTTAAAAAGTTTTGGTGCGTACTACTTCTACCCTGTCACCGGAGGTTACGGTGCATCAGGTGTGCCCGACATAGTTGGGTGCTATTACGGCAACTTCTTTGCTGTTGAATGCAAAGCAGGAAAAGGTAAAACAACTGCGCTTCAAGAGAAGAACATTGCCAACATCTACGCCGCCGGAGGTACAGCACTGGTAGTTAACGAGGACAACATCGAAGACGTACGCGACCTGTTGATAAGCATGGGCAGTGCGGAAATCCATAAAGCATTGGAAGGAACATTTAAATGAACACAGTCATGGAAGAGAAAATCAAACAAGCATTCCAAGAGTGGAAACAAGTAGATAAACCAAAGGAGAACGATATGAGTAACAACCGACAACTGACAAACGTATTGCTGGATAAGATCAAGGACAACCCGGGGATCACGGGGAAAGAGTTACGTACATACATTGTGCAGAGCTTTCCAACCGTACCTGTATCGTATGTACCCGCACTCTTGAAAGGCTTTTACGATAAAAATATGGTGAGCCGTGAAGGTGTACCGCCTTCAGCAGGGAACATGGGACGCAGTACGTTTGCCTACACGTTTGTTCCCGAGGATGAGCGCAAGAACATACCCAAGCGTGAGAAGGTCAAGGCATACACAAAGAAGAAGACAAAGGCCAAGGCAGTGCGCGAAGACAAGGGCATCTCTGCCTTGGTGACTACACCTACAGAGCGCAAACCTATGCACCCACTGGAAGTTGGCCCAACAACTTTGCACATCACCATCTCTACATCACTGGGTGCCTACTCCATGAAGTTAGAAGAGGCCAAGTTCATCTACCAGCAACTGAACCAAATCTTTGGGGGTGCGAGATGACTGATCACGCGCCAAGACAATTACGTAGCTTCTACGGAGTAGATGACGTGCCAACACACGCTATGGTGGTAGGCGACTACCTACTGTGGAAGCTGGATGGTGATGACATTGGTATCGGTTACCGCAACACAGGTGAGATGGGTGTGTTCAAGAAGAAAGACTTTGAACCATACATCGCGGCATTTTTTGGATTGAACTTTTAAGGAGACAGACATGGACAAATTAGCATTCCCGTCAGAGCTTTCAAGCGGCATGACCTTGCGCGACTACTTTGCAGCCAAGGCGATGGAGGCTTTGATTTTGGAGGTGGCTGATTGGAAGTACATGCCAAATGAGATCGCAAATTTTGCATACGCACAAGCAGACGCCATGCTGGAAGCGAGAGACGCATGAACCTCATAACAATAGATTTCGAGACGTACTACACCAGTAAGGACTTGGGGTTCAAAACCCAAACGACCGAAGAGTATGTACGTGACCCGCGCTTTGAAGTGATCGGGGTGGCGGTCAAGGTGGGTGACGGTACGACTACTTGGTGCACGGGTTCGCACAAGCAGATCAAAGAATCACTCGACAACTTTGATTGGGATGACAGCATGGTGGTTGCACACAATGCGTTGTTCGACATGGCTATATTGAACTGGCACTTTGATATCAGGCCCAAGGCTATCGCTGACACACTGAGCATGGCACGCGCCATCAACGGCATCGAGGTAGGCAACAGTCTCAAGAAGTTGGCCGAGCACTACGCGCTAGGTGTCAAGGGTACTGAGGTGGTGGACGCTATCAACCTGCGCCGTGAAGACTTCTCAGAGCAACAGCTTGATGCGTATGGGACGTACTGTATCAATGACGTTAACCTGACGTACGACTTGTTCCTGACTCTGCTGCCCATGTTTCAGAAGGTTGAGTTGAGGTTGATCGACCTGACGATTCGGATGTTTACAGAGCCGACTCTCCGCCTAGACGAAGACCTCTTACACCAACATCTTTTAGAGGTGAAAGATCGTAAGCGCAAGCTGCTGGATGAATGTGGAGCCGACATCGAAGACCTGATGAGCAACCAGAAGTTTGCCGAGGTTTTGCGTGGTCTAGGCGTTGAGCCGCCCATGAAGATCAGTGCGACTACGGGCAAGGAAGCGTTGGCGTTGGCTAAGTCTGACGAAGGGTTCAAGGCGTTGGCCGAGCACCCTGATGAACGTGTGCAGACACTTGTTGCTGCGAGGTTGGGTAACAAGACCACGTTGGAAGAGACACGCACCGAGCGCCTCATCGGGATTGCGGGAAGGGGACTGATACCTGTTCCCCTCTCCTACTACGCCGCACACACGGGACGGTGGGGTGGGTCGGACAAGATCAATTTCCAAAACTTTCCCTCACGTGGCGAGAACGCAGGGAAGCTAAAGAAGGCCATCCTTGCACCCGAGGGTCACGTCATCATTGACTGCGATTCCGCACAGATTGAAGCGCGGGTGCTTGCATGGTTCGCAGGGCAAGATGATTTGGTGGAGGCATTCAGAAATGGCGAAGACGTATATCGGATTATGGCGGCGCAAATTTACAGGAAGACGCCCGAAGAGGTTTTGGATACCAAGGCTAATCCCGAACGTTTCGTTGGCAAGACAACGATTCTTGGCGCGGGTTATGGCATGGGCAGTGCGAAGTTCCAAACGCAACTCAAGACTTTCGGTGTGTCGGTCAGCACAGAGGAGTCTGCACGGATTATCGCTACCTACCGTGAAACCTATCCTTGGATTCCCGCCCTATGGAAGTCCGGTTCCACGGCGGTTGATGCTATGAGTAAGAAGCGCACGACCAAGTGGGGCAACGGGTGTATCAGTATTGGTGCAGAGGGAGTGCTCATGCCAAACGGCCTGTACCAGCGTTACCCTAACCTTAGAAAGGTACGCGACAAAGACGGCAAAGATCAGTACCTATACGATTCACGCAAAGGGCCAGTGAAGCTGTACGGTGGCAAGTTAACAGAGAACATTTGTCAGGGCTTGGCACGTTGCATCATCGGTGAGCAACTTATCAAGATTAGCAGGCGGTACCGTGTGGTGCTCACTGTTCATGATGCTGTGGCGTGTATTGCACCGAAACAAGAAGCCGAAGAAGCTATGGCGTATGTGATGGAGTGCATGCGGTTTGTACCGTCATGGGCAGAAGGCATTCCACTGAACTGCGAGGCAGGTGTGGGAGAGAGTTATGGAGACTGCTGACGTTAACAGGCCATACGGTAAGGTATCCAAAGGGCACCGACTCCCTTACGGTACTCTTGCGGATGCGAGTTATGAACTGCGGCAAGCGTATTACGCAAACGGTTACCTGCACGACAAAGACATGCCCGAGATGCCGTGCCCACCGGCTGAGTACAAAGATTATGTTGACCCCGAGGAAGAGTTGCACAATAAAGAGATGGTTGATGCTATCCAAGAAGTGTTAGACACGTTGTCCCCACGAGCAAAGAAAGTAGTGTGTTTACGGTTTGGGATTGGACTGACTCAAGACTACACATTGGAAGAAGTTGGTGTGGTGTTTGAACTTACACGCGAACGTATCAGGCAGATCGAAGCCAAGGCACTGCGGCACATGAAGCACCCGCCACGTTCGGATGTATTGAGGCAGTTGATTGGGGACTACCAAACAACCGCAGAGAAAGAAGCTGAGATTAAAGCAGAACAAGCAAAGTGGGAGAGGCAACGTATAGACCGGCAAGTGAAAGCGGAAAGAGCACAGAAGGCACACAAGGCGATGAAGGCCGTAGACCACGCCGCCAAAGAACGGGCGTTAGCAGATTTAGCGAAGTGGGAAGACCTCAAGCCCATGATTTCAGACGTTGATTGGATACAGCATTTAAAGATAACAGACCCCGACATGTACCAAGAGTTGAAGTACATCACAGGGGATATTTGGGGTAAGAGCGCAAGAGAAATTTGGAACATGTATGCGAAAGAAAAGTAAATACAAGCCGCGTGGCGTGTTGCTGAACACTATGGGTTATGTGATGGAAGGCATGACTCCGGTGTCACAGCACACCAGCTTTGCGATAGACGTAAAGATCAAGACTCACATGGCGTTGATGAACATGACGCAAGGTAAGGCGGGGCGTGGGGATATTGACACACTGATTCAAGCGGTCAATGTTGTTGAAGCCCTGTACCGCATGGGGGTTGGCGCTGAGTACGGGGATGCGGTGCGAGATGGCTCGAACGCACTACACAGTGTCGGGGTGCGTGGTGCTAAGTCAGGCCAGTTCGTTCTTAAATCCGAGGAGATGAAAGCTCTCAACACCATCATGGAGTTGCATGATGCCCAGCTTGAAGTTATCACGCTGAAAGATATGGAGAGGGCGTACAAGATAGTGGTTGAAGAGTTCAGGCAAAGAAAGATGAGACCGATTGTTACAAAGGAGACGGTATGAGTGAGTGCCCTAGCTGTGAATACCATAGGCAACGCGCCCAGCTTTGGCGGCACGAGGCTTATAGGATATCGGGTAACCCGTTACCCGAACGTGAAGATGATTTGAAGATGGTGGTCGATGACATGAGGGCTTACATTGATAAGCTGGAACAAAAACTAAAGGAGAAGAGCACATGACAAGACGTTTCTGCGATACAGGGCGCATCGAGTGCCCGCACTTGCCCGAGTGCATCTGGGACTGCAAGTACGACACGGCTATTGCCGAGCGCCGCAAGGTCAAGGCGTACCCGATTGTTCCCGTTGACATCAAGCCTGTGAGCGATGGTTGGCAGACAGTTGGCACGGTGATGCTGACCGCCATCATGGGTGCGCTGGCCGTGGTCTGCATCCTGTTGTTCTTTACTGGCGTTTGGATTTGGAGCTTGCTGATATGACACAAGAATACACACCACCCGCAGCAGTCATTGAGCACTGGAAGCGCAGGATAGAAGAGTTCAAGGTCAAGTTGGAGGCAGACCCTGACGATAAGGTCGCAGCTTTCTGGCTGTCCTGCTACGAGGGTTATGTGAAAAATTTTGCAAAGGATGAGAAATGAAACAAGAAGACATCATCCGCATGGCGCGGGAGGCTGGGCTTCACTTGGCAACGGATGTGAACTGGATGCCGATCATCAACCTTGCGTACGCAGAGAAGTTCGCCGCCCTTGTCGCAGCAGCAGAGAACGAGGCGTGTGCTGTGACGGCTGACGAACACATGCAGGAGTGTGAAGGGAAAAGTTTTGGTGTAGGTAAAGCCATCCGAGCAAGGGGACAAGCATGACTAAAGACGAAGCACTGAAGCTGGCGCTGGAGGCGTTGCATTTTGCGCTGCACGTAGGGTTTCCTGAATCTAGCGAAAGCCAAATTAAAAAAGGCGAAAAAGCCTATCAGCAACATAGAGCTGCCATCACCGCCATCAAAGAAGCCTTGGCACAGCCAGCGCAGGAGCCTGTGGCATGGATGTTTCTAGATGACTTAAAAAGTATTGAAACAACTGACGCATATGCTGATGCGTATTCTATTGAGATGGTTATCCCATACCAAAGTGAGACAGTTTGGTTGTACACCGCCCCACCTTTGGCGCAGCCAGCGCAGGAGCCGACGGATATTGCGGCACTTGTAAAAGGTATGGAGGTGTCAATTGATGTCAGCACAGGCGAGCATGACGCTAGGCATCGTTTGTTTGGCACGGTTACGCTGGCGCAAGAAAACCAAGGAAGCAAACACGGTTTAATTTTGCTAGTGCAAGAACCCACGCCAAATTTTAAGGTATCACTTGTGCAGGAGCCTGTGGCGTGGGGGGTGTTTGAAGGCAATTTGCACGACATGTTTTTCTCCAGAGAGGATGCTGAATACATGGCGTATCTCAAAGGCTCACCCGCTGAAGTCAGGCCACTCTACACTGCCCCACAACAGCGCCCGTGGGAAGGGCTGACGGACGCGGAGCTTATGAAGTGCACAGAGTTTAAATGCTTTACGTATGACCCGCCGTACATCAACAAGGACGGGGCCAAGCATGTAGGCGACATCGAGGTATCGCTGCGGAGAACTTACGAGAACATCAACAACAAACTCAAGGAGAAGAACACATGATCTGGAAAATTCAGCCCGTTGACACTGGGGGATGGTGGCTGTTCTACGAGAGTAAGCAGCCCAACACTTGGTGGCATGTACACCACGACAAATGGTTTCCAGTGTTCCCAACACTAGATGCCGTGTTTGAAAAAATTAAGGAGAAGAACACATGAGCAAACGGAAGATACACGAAGTTGTTGGGCTGTCCGTAGAAGAAACGCTCGACCGTTTAATTCGGATTGGTCAGATCGCGCACCAGTACAAACAGGAGCACGGCGAGAAGCTGGATTTGAGAAACCTCTTAGCGGTTTTGCACGCCAACTCACCGCCCAAGGAGAAGCTATGATGCGAGCGCCGAACGGCAAGCCGATACTCAACGAGCCAGATGCTGAAGGGTTGTACACCTGCCAGTACACAGGTCTGAAGGTGTCGCGTGAAGAGTCCATCTTCTTGGGGGCATGTGTACCACAGGTCAATGGCACATACGTGTGCCACCCGACTGCACTGCCATTCTTTAAAAAGTCCAAGCGCAATTTTGACGAGAGCGA